AGCCGTGGACTAGCGCCCCGATAAGCACAACGACCACAGAGCAAAGAGTGGCGGTCACCATCATGGTCACCCAGTAAATCAGCTTGTCTTTTGCATCCATCATTTTGCCCTTTCGTACAGTTTTTCTATCTTTGAGCGAATCTTTACGCTATCAGCCGTGCCTAGGGTTTGCGCCAAATTGTTGTAAATGAGTCCAAGACTTTCTTTAGTGCAGTACGGGCCTGATTCATCAAGCCATTCAAGTATTCTTTCATATCGTTCCTTTGGGTCTGTTGTTGATGCAATGTTTACAAAATCAGAAACGCTGCATTCATGCCGCACCGTTGCTGCTGCCATCAAGGACAACACAAACAAGGCGACAAACCATCTCATTTAGCATGGGTCAACAATGAATAGATGATGCCCGCCATGCCGGTCAACATGGCCCCAGCAAACCAAATAATGACCTTTTCCAAGCGGTCAAGGCGCATTTGAATTTGCTCATAACGCTCCGCGCAAACGGCTTCGTGGCTGTTTAGTTTTGCAAGTGTTTCGTCCACGATTTATGACTTCTGAATAAACGCCAGGGCGTAGTAGGTTGGAAGATTTGTGCCGACGCTCGATGTCACCGAACTGGTGAAGCCTCCGGTGTTGCCGACTGAGTAGGTGTTACCCGCACCAACAACGAAGGAATCTTTAAGGTTGGGCGTGCCGTTTGTCCCGTCGCAAAGGTAGTAGCCCGATGGGATTGACCCAATAGACCCCGACCACATGATGATACCGCCCGATGGAACGGCGCTGACAGATGGGCTTGTTCCGATGATTCCATAAAGGTTATCGTAGGTTTGGATTGTGACATTGGCGCTAGTGGTGAGGACAAACTTGTAATTCGTGCCCGCGGTGAGCCATATCTCTTGCGGTGGCCGACCATCCGTTCCAAGCTGGATAGGATTGGTGTTCGCAGTCGTTCCTGCCGATGTGGTGTAGGTTGCTGCAGGCGTAGTGCTACCGGCCACATAGGTGTAGATGTACCCACCCGTAAGCGGCAAGCCTGTCGTGGTGAAGAATTGAAACCCATTACCAATGGGTGAAAGATTGACGCTCATGTTAGTCCTTGGTTAAACCGCCATGCGGATTTGTTGCTTCTCTCGCAAAACCTTCTTTGTTCAACTTGCCCATAAATTGCCTTGCAAGACCAAGAACAGGAATTGACATACCGCCAGTAGCGCCAGCAAGTTTAGCCTCTCCAGCCGTGAGCAATCCTTCTTTTGCCATGTCGCCCAACATACTGCTGTATGTGTTGGAATAGTTAAATGTTCCAGTTTTAGGCATACCAATTTTGCTTGTCAGCAAACCCAATTCGGTAACATCTTGCATTGCTTGTGGCGACAATGATTCTGTTAAAGCAGATTTGTTTTGCTTGTAAAACTTAGCAAATTGTTCAGGCGTGAGATTGCGCTCACTAGCATTGATGGCCGCATTTTTAGCGCGGCTCAATTCGCCAAATGTTATGGCTTGATGGGCAATGTCATCAGCAGGAATTTCTGCCTTCATGCGCCGAATAGACTCAGGCGTTGCGCTTGACACATATTTATTGTGAAACTTTGCTGCGTTTAGGCTTTCGCCTTGCGCCGATGCGTCGGCAGCGTCTGCTGCTTCTTTAACCGCTGCTTTATATGCAGGGTTGCCCTTAATCACGCCCATGCGCTCCGCATTAAGCCTGCGGGCATTGTCAGCCAATTCTTTAAGCCGCGCAGCCTGGGGCGTGCCTGCTTCTTCGCCAAAAATGGGCAAATTTTCAAGTTCTTGGCGCACGATGTAAGCAGCGCCTCGAGCATTGCCATTTGCACTTGAGCGCATTTCATTTGCCAAATTTGTCCGCAAAGCCTCATAGCTTTCAAATGTTGGATTTTTATAAAAATCTTTCAAGTCAGCTTTAATACTGTCGGGAAGATGATTTAGCTTTAGCTTTTTAGACAATTCGGAATTGATGTTTTCATCTAGCTTTCCGATGTCAATAGGAAACTGGCCGCCGTTTTCATCTTCCAAGGCTTTGTAGGCGCTGCTGATTGCATCACGCCGAACTTGGTCTTTTGCGGCCAAGGCGTTGATTTCATGCTGTCCTAATTCGGATGCGTCAGCAGTCACCGAAATATCCGGTGCGTGTTTTTGTTTGGCTGTTTCAAATGCGGCTGAAATTTGAGCCGGTTGCTCATTGAAATGGTTGCCCAATGTAGGCGTTTCGCTGCGACGATTCCATTCGTTTGCATATTGTTGCGTGTCGCCCGTACGTTGACCCACGGACAAATTAACGCCGTGTTTTTCTTCAAGCGACCGTGTTTCCAAAGCGGGCAAATGGATTGAATTGATGTTCTTTGAGCCAACAAATTGCTGTAGTTCAGGCGATGCGTTTGCAAGCGCAGCATCCACACTACCGCGCAATGACATTTCAGGCGACACACCAGCAGCACCAACAGAGGCAGGCATTTCTGCCGCAACAGGTTGGGCCTCTGCTGCCGCAATGGGTTCCTCACCGAATGGGCCAGGCAATGCAAGCGGCGGCTTTTCACGATAAACACCAGTTTCGTCAGGGGTCAATTCAACCGGCGGCTTAAACAATGGAGGCTCTGCGGAAGCAGCATAAGCAGCACCAAAATCAGCGGGCCGTTCAGCAGCTTGGGCGGCGGGTTGTGCTTGAGCTTGTTTTGCAGCCCGAGCAGCAGCTTGTTTAGCAGCAAATTGTTGACGCAATTGGTCAGCAGCAGCGGCATTTGCTGCAGCGCGTTGTTCAGCTTGGGCAGTTGTTGTTTTTCCTGTTTTTACAGTCGGCAATGCTGATGCTTCAGAAATATTTTTAGCCACAAACTTTGTAGCTTCGGGCAATGCCATTGTTCCAGCACCAACCAATAAACTTGCATCAACAGGATTCATTCCCGTGACTTGCGAAATTTTATTTGCTGCGTATTCAAAAGGTGCAGCCACAGCACTTTGCAATCCTTGATATTGCGGGCTTTCCGTTGTTCCTGTAAGTCGCCCAAATGGATTAGCTGCAAAAGATGATATAGCCTGGCCAATTTTCTGAGATTTTTCCGGTGTTTCACCAGTTAAACGACCAGATGCTGTGCCAATAAGATTCAATATTGCAGATGGCGCATTTGCTACAACGTCAGCCGTAGATGCAAGAAATGCGGGCTTGTTGCTTCGTATGGTGTTAAACGCATCCATAAAATGCTTTGCCACGGGCGATAGCGGTGGAGCTTGCTGGGCGATTGTTCCATTACCAGCAATCAACGCTCGAGTATCCATAGGCGCAACCCCTTGCGCAACCCCTTGCGCAATAGCGGGCGCAATAGCGGACGCAACCCCTTGCGCAGCAGGCATTGCGGTTGGCATGGCAATTGGTTGGCCGCCAATAGATTGGATTTCTCGATTGAGTGCGCCTATTTGCGCGGCCACATTGGTCGCAGATGCCGTATCGCCTTTTTGTAGATGGCCTGCCATTTGTTGGGCAAGTGCTGTCGCTTGTTGGCGTTTGGATTCAGCAATTGCTCTTAAATCAGCAGCATTGTTTGCCTCAACTTCTGCCCTTTGTGCCGCTGTGGGCGTAGTTCGTTGAATTGTGGGAGCCGGTCTAACGGGAACAGGCGCAGGCGATGCAGCGGCTCTTGCAGCCGGTGCAACAGCCGACGCTTGTTCTTCGTCACCAGCAATAAGAGAACGAATGTCGGCCATTAGTTTAGGCTCCCATTTTTAACTAGTTTTTGAATGTTGTCGTATTTTTCTAGGTACTCTTTGCGTTTTGCTTTGTCTGCGCCAAGCAATGCGTCAATTTGCGCTTTTTGTTCTTTGGGGTCTTTTACTCTGTCAATGATGTTCATTACTTGGAACACTTTTGAATCTGAATTGTTAGACCATTCTTGATTGAATTTTGCGTAATTTGCATCACCATATTTTTGTGCAAATGTTTGCATTGCAGGCGCTTTTAGCTGTAGTTCTTTTTGTGTTGCAGCGGTACGTTGAACAATGTCCATCAGCACATCAGGGTTGTAAGTCTCATCACCCGAGGCCATAGCAAGCAAATGTTTGCCCGAATCGGTTTGCAATGATTGGCCTTGTGCTTGCAATTGAGCAATTTGCAAATTAGCAAGGTTTTTAGACAGTTCTTTGTAATCTGAACTACCAGCAAGATTTGCCACATTGCGGCGAATAGTTCCTGCAAGACCGGATGAATACCATGCACCAGGGTCTAGTTTTGTGATTGACTTTAGCGATTCTTCTAAATTTCGATTCATTTGAGCCGAATTGTTTAGATTTGCAGTCAATGCTTGGCGCATTTTTACGCCGGTAGCGCGGTCATCTTCTTCACCAACAGCCGGTGTGTATGTTCCAGCACCTTGACCAACGCGGATTGGATAAGTTGGTTTAATGGGTGCGCTAATGCCGACAACGCCCATTTGTGCAGGCTGAAGACCTTGAGGGGCGGCTTGCCCAACTGGTTGAGGCGCACCTTGTTCTGGCTGCACATTACCTTGACCGCCGCCAGCCACGCCTTGAATAACTTTTGGCAAAGTTCCTGGAAATGCTGCTGGTTGTGTAATGAATGTTTTTCCTGCTTCCGTAGTTGTTGCGGTTGCAGCAGGAAAGCGTTTGTTCATTTGTTGTTCAGCCGTTAAGGACTGAAGGGAAAAATCTCTTAACGCATCTTGCAAAACCGTTTGGTCTTTTGTTACAGGAATGCTTTCTTTTGCTAATTTACGGGCTTCTGGAGACGCGCCAAAAAGGTCTAAATGTTTATCAAGTTCGTTAACAACGTCTTCATAAGTTAAATCTTTTTTGCCAATTAGCTGCAATGCTTTTTGTGCGCCTTGGCGGTAATAAGCACTTGTTAAATTAAGTTTAGCCAAGTCTGCTTGTGACAAAGCCTCTGCAGCGCCACTATATGCCTTGGAAACTGTTGGCGCTTGAGTTAATCGTGCTGTATCTAAATTTATTCCAGCCAATTTTGCTTGTGCTGCAATTTCAGCTGCTTTATCAGGATTTGTTGCTAACGCTTGACGATAACTTTCTTGCGCTTGTTGGACTAGCAATTGTTGATTTTGCAATTGCAAAGGATTCATTGCTTGCGCTTGTTGAATTTCCATTTGCTTGGCTTGCAGTGCCAACGGGTTCAATGCCTGCGCTTGCTTATATTGTTGCGCGGATGAGGCAAGGTTCATCATGTCCGCAAGGGACGTTTGCGGCAAAGCGTTTTGGTATCCGGTGAAAGTGTCGGCCATAATTTTTTACCTATCCAAAAAGACCTTTAATGCCGTTGTATGCGCTACCAAGGCCGCTAGTCAATGACCCTAGTTTTGCAATGTCGCCCAAGCTAAATCCGCTTGATGACCCTGGCGTTGTTCCAGCAGTCGGCGTATTTTGTCCCAACAAGGTCGCCAAGAATGCCGTGTTAGCCGCGTTTGTAACGCCACCCGCGCCAACTTGAGCCTGGCCGAGAATATTGGCAGCTTGAGCGTTTGCAAGGCCGGTGTTAAGACCAACAGTTCCTTGACCGTAATTTGTGCCAGCAGTTCCCGCGCCCGTGTTAGCAGTCTGTCCAATGCCAGCAATGCCCGCCAAGTCGGAATAGATGTTTTGCCGTTGCGATTGGTAATTGTTAAATGCGTTCTGATACGCATTACCCGCGTAATTTTGTGTGTATTGATTGAGGCCGGTCAGCGCATTTCCACCTAGCGCACCACCGCCAACATTAGCCGCACGCTGATTGGCTTGCTGGCCCTGCTGCAGCATGAAGTCGTAGTTTGGAGCCAAGCCAGCTTGTAGGTCTGCCGCATTGAATTGATGCGTTAGATATGGGGTCATGCCCGCAAGCTGATTTACCGCACCAACGCCTGCTGCTTGATAGGGCGCTTGATAGCCAAGCTGTTGGTTGTAAATGTTGCCTAGCGTGTTTTGCGATGCTGCATTGGCAGCTTGTGTGGCTGCTATGGCCTGCTGCATTGCCTCGCGGGTCGCAGAGGCGTTGTATAGCCCTGCTGCGCCTGTTCCTAGCGCGGCAAGTTGAGTACCCGATAAGTCACCAATTGCGCTACCCGCTTTGCCAAGCAAACCAGTTAAACCGGATGAACCTTGATTGAGTAAATCCGTCAATGAACTTGCATTTCCTGCTGTTGCCAAGTCATTAAGCGCGGAGCCTGCGCCAGTTGTGCCTGCAGCAGCGGCCAATTGTTCGGCGGTTAATCCTGCGGCTCCGGTTGCGCCAGCAGCACCTGGCGACATTCCTGCGGCAACTGCTTGATTAGCCGAAATTCCAGCAGCCGGCACAGCCGCCCCAACTGGCATAACAGAGCCGCCCATAGCTGCAATGGTTGGGTCAACCGCAGCCGTAGTACCACCAGCGCCCATTGTTCCAGCCATTGAGCCTATATCGCCCAATGATGTGCCAGTAACAGTTGACGTAGCAACAGGGGCTGCAGTCGCGCCAACATTAGCAAGCGCGGTTGGTGCAGCGGCAGCTTGCGCTTGAGCAACGCTTTGGTCAATTGCGGCAGGCGACGATAAATCAATTGCATTAGGCGTTAACAGCTTGCCGCCGCCATACGACAAAACAAGCGTTTCTAGCCCTTTTTCAAGGTTGCCGCCGGTCTGAGATGTTTTGTTTGCCGCTAAGAATCCTGCGGTTACAGATGGAGGAATGTTGTATGCGGCAGCAATAGCCGTAATTGCAGCTTCTAAAGCTGGAGTGTTAGCAATGGTTTTACCTACGTCCGTAACGCCTTGATTGATTGCTTTCTCAATAGGCTGCAAAGCGCCCGTTAACGCATTGCTAGTGCTTTGGATAACTTGATTTACTGCGCCCATTACAACCTCACTAAAAATTTATAGGTTCGATATTCCCCATCGTCAATCTTTTCTGACTCGTAAGGGTACTTGGAATGCACCAAAAGCGTCGTGATTTTGGGGTTGTCGTAATAGGTGACGGCGTACTTGTAACCCTTTTCTGACATTTTATCAAAGAACGCATTGCAATTTTTGACCAAACTGTCGGCTTTGTCTCCATTCATGGCGTGGAATTCGACCCCATCGTCCACATCATGCGTAAGAAAAAGCGTGTTGTCCTCGCGGTACAACTTGTATTTCCCGCGCAGCGCATCCATCAGCCCGTCGTAGTATTGTTGGGCGGTGATGGCCTTCTTAGGGTAGTTCTTACCCAAGTCGGCAGCAAGGATTTCCTGAACGGTTTTCATACGTTGTAGTACGGAATCTTGTACGCATTCCCGTTCACGGTCACATTGATGAACCCAACAGGGTTAGCTGGCAATGTGGCCGAGCCTGCGGTGGCCGTGGTAGCTGATGAATAATTAAGCAGATTGAGAAAAAACTGCTGCCAAGAACGGGTAGGCCGGTTGGTGGTCTTATCCAAGAACTCAGCTTGTGGATAAGGGTTGATTTGTTGGGTGTTTGAGAGTGCCATTAGTTTTCTCCTGCGCTCATTTTTAGGTTGGCAGAGATGATGACCGCATTCACAGGGTCGGTGATAGACACTTCAAAAACTCTGTCACGCGCCTGGCCTAAACGCCGCCAAATAGCGCGGTTGCGGTACTTGCCTAACTGTCCAATGGTGACCCAATATTCTTTAGACCAAGTGGAGCCGCCATCATTAGACCAGCGCAACATAGCCTGTGGATAAGTCGTGGTCGTGGCGTTGTTAACAGTAGCTTGAAGCCCAAGAATATAAGTTTCAAGCGCACCAATGGTAAAGGTCGCATCAGGGTAAATGTAATACGGCGAATTAACGTAAATGCCGCCCGTCGGTGTGGATAGCCCTGTTGTGCCTACGCCTGGCTGGAATTGAATCTGCAATTCCTCAAAATACTGACGCTGTAGGTCTGTGGTCAGATGAGGAGCGCGACGTAGCCGACGGACGTTTTGACCGTTGTCGGTGTAGTTCTTTTTGTCTAGTTCGTATATACAACCATTTGCATAGTCGCCGACCAAAACCATACCTTGGAAGACCGCGCAGCAGTTTCCACGATGGCGGCTGTATGAACCATCTGTATTTGTGTAAAGCCACTTGTGCCACATTTGCGTGGTGAAGTCATAAGCCCAAGTTAGCCCAATGGTCGGAAATGTGCAAACGTAGACTTCATGGCCTTCAAGCTGATACGTCCACGCAATCGCGTCATCAATGTATTGATTGGTGAGCGAATTCTCTACAGCGTGGGTAGAAATGCGTTGTGGGATGTACCCATTCATCTGCATCACTTGCGCCTGGCCGCGATTGTTCCGCGACACATAGGCAAACGATGGGCCAAGGCGGGCAACAGAAAACTGCGCCGCAATGCCTTGTTGGGTAGACGTGCCTGGAATGCGCTGGAATGGAAACTGAACCGCGCCGACATCCGTCCACACTTCGGACGATGCTTCGCCCATCAAATAAACTTCGCGGTGGTCAACAATAAGTGCCACTAGCTTGTCAGGCGCACCGTCTTTTAGCGAATAGGATGTGTTGGAAGAAATGGGCGACAACAGATTTGATGCGCCCCAAAGCTGAGTGCCAGGGTCGTTGTAAACAAAATAATTGTCCACAATGTCAACAGAATTCGCACCGCTGAATGCGCCATCGGTAGAAGGCAAAACGCTGAAGTTCAGCGCATACATGGTTTGACCAACCGCAATTGTTAGCGAATTGCTGATGGTGTAAGTGCCTGTTCCACCCGTTCCTGTTCCAAGCGCGGTAACGATTGTGTTTGCCGTAACGCTTGCGCCTTGGATTGTTTGCCCAAGATAAATCGTACCTGACGCGACTGCGCTGACAGTCATTGTTGTGCCAGCGACTGTAGCCGTGAATCGAGCGCCGACTGCGGTGCTGCTCAAAGACCGCGCTGAGACTGTTTGCGATGTGTTTAAGGTGTAAGTACCAACGCCGCCAGTTCCCGTTCCCAAAGCCGTAATAACGGTCTCTGCGGTCACGCCCACACCGGTCAGACTTTGATTGGCCGTAATCGTGCCCGAACTCATGGCCGTAACGGTCAAAGTCGTGCCCGAAACAGAGCCGGTGAAAATGGCGTTAGATGGAGATGAAATGCGCCATGTGTACCGATAAGCCCCGTCCACAATGTAGGCGTTGATGCCGTTGTCGGTAATGCCAACGCGCCCTGTAGATGAGTTAAGCGTGCCGACAATGGTCGGGGTCAGATTAGACGTAAAGACGTAAACGTAAACGCCGCAGACCGCAATCATTTGCGAACCGCCCGACAATGTGCGGAGACCGCGCACTTCGGCGTTGTTTAATACGGTTTGTAGGGTTAACCCTGGGGTTGGATAAAGCGCAACAATGCCCCGCGTGCCAGGCTGCTTGAGTGGGTCAATCTCGGGAAAAAAATTGATGCACTCCTGCGATTCCTGATAAATCGACGGTGCTTCGTAGGATGGGCCAACAAATCCAAAATCGGGCATTTATGACCTCAACGGAAGAAGCCGCCCGAAAGTATCCAGCCCGCATCCTTGCTACGCCCAACCAGCAGTGCATCGGCGTATCGAGCAACAGGTGGCGGCTTCATGTTTGTGCGTTTGATTGTGGCTTTACCTTGTGCGGCAAACTTCATAATCATTGCGATTTGGGTCTGACTTGCCTTGCCGTACATGGGCATTAGGCGCTCTGCAAGACACCAGCGCAGCGCCATTGCGTAGCCTTGCGGCAGTGTGATGCTGTCGTACAGGCCGGTGTAGTTGCTGAAAATCGTGTCAGCAAAGATGTGCATCTCGCCTTGGCCTGGATTGGGCCATAGGAAAAGGTTGCCAAGTAATTCGGTCGGTTGATAGTAAAGCGCTTTGGGCCACGGGCCGTTAAGCGTCTTCAAACCAATCATTTCGTATTCTTCAACGTTCAGCACCGACACCGGATAGTCAAGACCGCCGCCGGTTATCGGCTGGCCGTTAGATGTCGTGTTAATTCGAACAAACGCTGAATTAATGACCAATGGCCGCTGATAGTAGGCGTTGATTGTGGTTGACGCTACAGTCTGCGAAATGTTGAGCGTGTACGTTCCAGCTTCATTGACGTTGCCACCGGCGCCGGTTTGGAATGCCAAAATCTTTGTACCATCCGTGATTCCTGTGCCACTTAGGGTTTGCCCTATGGCGATTGCGCCTGATGTAATGGCCGTGACTGTTAGGGTTGTCCCTGATATAGAGCCGGTAAAGACTGCGCCGACTTGACCGCCTGGGCCGATGGTGTATTGCGTTTGACCTGACGTAACGGGAAAAATGATTTCCGTCTTGTAAAACGTCATCATGTCCTCATTCGACCATTGGTCGATAAGGTCATTGAGCATTTCAAACGCATCCTGCGCCGCCTCGGGCGTGGGTGTCTCACCGGCTTCTAAAGCGCCAATGTCCTTGAGTGCGCGAGAAATGATGTCAATAGGCGCTGTCATGTCTGCTCCAGGGTAAACACTTGCGGTTTCCACGGAGGCACAACAGAATTCGACTTACGCGCCAGTTGTTCCTCTAGCCCCGATTTTATAACATTTATCCCGTCTTTGTAAGACTCGGCTTCAATCCAACCGGCCACCATGTCCTCGGTCACATCGGCAAACGGCGTTTTTAGGGTTGGCTCGTTGAAATACCAATTGCCCTCAGTCTCCACCGATTCGTTGTCTACTTGGGCTGTCACATGGTATTTTGCATGAGTAATCAGCCCATCTGTAGCGGAAATCTCAGGAATTTTCCATGTGAAATTTGCCATTTACGCGCTCCAAGGTAATGCTTGTGATGTTGGAGAAACAGGAGGGTTAATCATGCTGTTGATTTGGCCTTGCACGCACGCTTGGGCATTGCTCACGGTTTGCGGGTCAGCCCAGCTAACTACCTGGGCTTCTGTCAGGTCAGCGTAAGGCGTAAACGAACCGCCTTGCTGGATGGTGAACTGCTGGCTAAAGCCAATGGCGGCGGTGTTTGCGCCGTCTACCCCAGTGACGAGGTAGTTGACGTTTACAACGACATCAGTCTGCCCTGATTCTTGGGGCAGCGTGTACATCTGAGTTACGGTAGTGGTAAATGTAGTCATGTTAGTCCTTATGGATGAGATGCTTTGTAAGCATCAAATTCTGCCTTGAGTTCTTGGATTGCTTTGACCAAGTAGGGAACAAGATTTTGGTTGATACCCATAACCCTGCCATCTTCATCAACCCATTGTTTTTCTGCTTCATTGGCAGCATGTGTGATAACTTGGCTAGGCAAAACTTGCTGGTATTCTTGGGCAATAAAGCCTACTTCATGCTTGTCGTTTTCCTTGTAGTCAAACTCAACAGGGCGCAGGGCAAGAATCTTGTCAAGGCCGCTTGCCACATCAACGATGTTTTTCTTGATACGCTGGTCAGAAGTGATTGACCAAACCGTTGAGTTGTTGGCTTGATAAGCACCGCCGCCGCCGCCACAATTGATAAACGTGGTGTTGGTTCCCTTTCCTGCCACGTTCACGCCAATGACAATTGAACCAGTCTCAGCCGCCGCAGATGCTTGCGCAGCATAACCAACATAGATGTTGTTGCTACCAGTAGTAAGCGAGGTTCCGTCTGTACCAGCGGAAGTGCCTATAAATACGTTGTTGCCGCCAGTAGTAACAGATGCCCCAGCATTAAAGCCAACCGCACTATTGTTATCGCCTGTAGTTTTTGTTTGAAGAGCAATACGCCCAACAGCGGTGTTGTTTGTGCCTGTGTTGTTCTTTAGTGCAGATTCTCCAATAGCGGTATTGTTGGACGTTGTGGTTGTGCCATAAAGAGCCTGTAAGCCTAATGCGGTATTTCCACCGCCAGTTGTGTGGTTGTATCCTGCTTGGTAACCAATCGCGGTAAATGAAGCACCAGTAGTATTGCTATACCCAGCCTGATACCCCACAGCGGTGTTGTTGCTGGCGGTGGTGTTGGAGCGAAGTGCTGCTACGCCTAAAGCCGTGTTACTTGAACCAGTAGTGTTTAACACTAATGCTGTAAATCCAAAAGCGGAATTGTCTGCTCCCGTTGAGTTGGTAAACAAAGCCTGATAACCAGTGGCAGTATTGTCACTTGCAGTGCTGTTATTTTGTAACGCACTAGCACCAACAGCGGTGTTGTAGTTACCAGATGAATTTACATTCAAAGTTCCAAATCCAAGCGCAGTAAGGCTTGTTCCAGTTTGAGAGCCTCCTGCCAACGCACTAGCGCCAAGCGTTGTATTTCCAGACACAGCACCAGCGCCGCGGCCTACGGTGAGTCCGTAGACAGTCAGGTCAGTACCTGAGTACAGCAAGTTAGCGGAGTCGGTCTCAAGCCCGCCGGTGGTGGAATAGACCACACGGCCCGAGGTCAGGCCGGTGTTGGTCAACGATGAAAACCTACCCGATGCAGCCGTTGTGCCGCCGATAGCGGGAGGCGAGGCAAGGTAAGTGCTAAAGCCTGTACCCGAAACCGTGCTAGATGCGCTCAATGTGGTGAATGCACCGGTATTAGCCGTTCCCGAGCCAATCGTGCCAGGCGTGTTGTACGCGCTTGCAGCAAGCATCGTATTGGTGACTGTCCCCGAGTCGCCGGTGGTGACCATTGTCCCCGTTGTGGCGGGCACAGCAATGTCAAATGTGGACGCGGTGTTAGGGCCGTTCAGGTTGACCTGGCCGCCGAGCGTTGCTTGAAAGACTAATGAACCCATGATTTAACTCCAATAAATTTATTGTTTAAGCCCAAGAACCTATGTTGGTATTGGCTCCTGCAGCACTTAACGGCGTTATTGAAAAATAACTACCTGCAAGAGTTGAATATGCTCCTCCAGGTGCTGCTGACAATTTATATTGTGGTATAAAAGTTCCGCCAGCATTGATAGACACAGTGCCTTTTATTACACCGTAAAAATAAGCATTAGCACCTGTAATAGCGCCTGTGCTAACTATTACTCCTGTTGTGTTGTAATAACTTGAAACAGCTCCAGTAGTTAATCCAGTTGGGTCAGAAGTTGGACTTGATGCATAATTTTCAAATATTTGCCAAATCAAATTATTTACTGTTGCCGTGCCACCAAACCCAAGAGATATTGTATGTGATGTAGTTCCAACAAGTTTATATAGTGAATACCAACCTTCAAATTGATAAACAGTAGATGCAGCCAATGTTACCCCAACACTAAAAATACTTTGGACTGCTGATGAATTTGCACCGGCTAAATCTGAATTTAGCCTATATAATTGCGTTCCACTAGGCAATGAACCAGGTAGAGTTTGTGTTAAATACCACGTTGCACTTGATGCTTGGTAAATGTATGAAACCGTTGTTTTTGCAGGAAAAAACGTAATTAGGTTGTTTATTGTTTGTCCTGTGTTGGGGCTAATAGTTAATGTATTTATTTGACTAATTGTGTTAATTGTAATAGTCATGCCATCTGATGGGGCAGCAGGCATTATTACAGTTCCAGATGATAACGTGCTTGAAGACGTTATAACCATTACTTGAATTCCAGCAGGAAACGTATAGCTAAACCCCGAAGAATTAGCTAAAAAAACACACGATTGCAATAAACCGTTTGTTCCTGATATTGTTATGGCCATGATTTTTTACACAACGTTCCAAACAGAACCGGAAGATATTGTAACTGTCACCCCGCTTGCAACAGAAACAGGCCCAAAAGAACCACCGTTATAACCGGATGCAATAGTGTAATTTGCCGTTACGGTTGTTGCATTTACAAAAATTGCGTTATTTGCAGTTACTGTTTTAGCTTGTAATTCGCCCGTTGATGGCTTGTAAAGCAAATTTGCATTGCCAGTGTAAATTGTTGACGCTGTACCCGATGTAGCCGACAAAAATGTGGGGTATAGATTGCTGGCTGTGGAAGTGTCATTGCTAATCGTTAATGAACCGCCACCGCCACTTGCGTTAATCGTTACCGCACCTGTGCCGCCTGTTGGGGAAATCGTGACGTTTGTTCCCGCAATGATTTGCGTTACGCCGCCGGTCGCAGCAGCCCACGTTGCCGTTGTACCGTTTGATGTTAAAACATAGCCATTTGTGCCAATTCCTAGCCTAGTCGCGCTATTTGAGCCGTTCCCAATGATTAGGTCGCCGGTCGTTGTAATGGGCGACAAAGCGTTAAATCCAGCCGCTGCCGTTGTTTGACCCGTGCCGCCATATCCAATTCCGACAGCAGTTCCATTCCACACGCCGCTAAATGTCGTCGCGCTTAATACGCCGGTGCTAGGCACAAAACTTAGCTTAGTGGACGATGTGGTTGCGCCAACATTTCCAGTTGTAGCAGATGAAATAACGGGGTAATACGTTGATACCGAACTTGTGTTATCGGTAATGGCAATGTTTGTGGCGTTTGTGGCCGTAGTCGCGGTGGTCGCGCTGCTTGCGTTGCCAGTCAACGCCCCGACGAATGTTGTGCTAGTGACCGACGTTAATCCTGCAATCGTGGTGACCGTACCGCCCAAGCTGACCGCGGTTGAGCCGATGGTAATTGACGAATTGGTCAGCGCCGCATTAGGAATGTTGGTTAGACTTGCGCCCGAGCCGCTAAACGTGGTGGCGGCCAATAGTCCGCTGCTTGGCGTGTATTGCAGTTTGGTGGAACTGGTGTATTCGGTGGAAATGTTTCCGCTTGTTTGGTTGGCAAACAGGGGATAACGCACCGACGCGGTAGTCGTGTCATCGGTGACTGTTGCGTAAGCCGTGGGAGTTGACCATGTTGGCGTGCCTGAACCAGCTGAGGTTAAGACTTGCCCTGAAGTGCCTGCCGCAGTAAACGAATAAGCCGTGCCCGTGCCGAACGCCACCGCGCCCGCAGTCGGAGTCGTTGTAGCATTTGTGCCTCCGTTCGCAATAGCAAGTGTGCCGACCACGCTGCCAGCCAAGACATACGAATTGGATTGGCTAACGTAAATCGCCCCATTGGGGCTGTTGGCATACGCAACAACGCCAATCTTCACCGGATACCCTGTCGGCGGGTAGGTGTTCATTAGCTGACCAGCAGAGTACGGGCTTACATAAACCGTGTCCCCGACTGTCATGGAACCAATGCTTAGACCGTTAATTAGACCGGCAATGACTACATAACCGGCTGTTGCGTTAGGAATGTCCTGATTTGCCAAGCCAATAGCATTACCTGTGGTTTGCGTATTTGCTTGTGCTAACGCCACCAAAGGATAGGTAAACCCGCTAGAAGTTGACGTAATGTAGACCGGTGCGCCTTTGGAAATTGTGCTGCCGGTGTTGTTGTAAACCTTTAGCTGAGTTTCTTGGCCGACGTGGATTGTGTTGTTCGTTACATCGTTAAAGTACGACAGCGCCTTTTGCGTGGAGTCATACCAAAGCCGACCCTCTGCATAGCTTGGCGCAGACGTTGATGTAAACGCGCCGTAATTGCTGACGGTTGGGTTAGCCAGGGTAACTGCGGTCAGCGTGGAAGCTGTAGCGCCAAGCGCAATCGACGTGCTGCCAATGGTGATGCTTGAGTTAAGCAGGCCGCCATTAGGAATGCCTGTAATGTTTGTGCCGGTTAGTGTCGGGGTCGTTGTATAGCTTGGCGTTACACCACCAACAAGCACGCCTGTGCCCGTTCCAAGGAACGTCGTTGCCCCTGCGCTTGTCTGATAGGGAATAGACCCTGCTGCGCCGCCTGCGAGGTTTGTGGCCGTTGTAGCGGTAGTGGCTGACCCTGCCGTAGTTGCTGACCCTGCGGTGGTTGCATAGGTCGCGGTGGCCGCATTGCCGTTAATTGAGCCGCTAATCGTGTTTGTGACCGACAGGCTGGTGGAACTGAGCGTGGTAAACGCGCCGGTGGATGGCGTGATATTGCCAACCGGAGTGTTGTTTAGCGCGGTGATTGTGATGGAAACACCGGAAATTGACCCGCCGGTGATGTTGACGTTGTTGGACGCGAAATTGTTGAATGTCGCTAGTCCGGTGCTTGAGATTGTCGTGAAAACGCCCGTTGATGGGGTCGTTGAGCCGATTGGGGATGAGTCAATCGTGCTGCCGACAATCGTATCTGAATTGATAGGAGGGGAGAAAAACTCCCCGCCTGGGCCTACTAAGCCGACACAAACGCCCGTCTCACTAAAGATGCCCTGCACGGGCACGATATTGATTGTTTGCGTAAGTGCGGCAGAGGTCATTTTTCAAGGGGCAAAGCCCCGCCCTTTACGATTGGTCTGCCACAGCAGTGACGTACACAAGAGATGGGCCAGCAGCCGCGCCGATTGCTCGGACATAAAACGGCGTGGTAGGCACAGCAAGAACAACAGGCGAAGTCATGCCCGCGGGCAACAAGAAATCACCATTTGTTCCGCTTACGGGTAAAACAGCAGCGCCCACGTTAGCGTCGCCCCATTTAATGGCAACAGCAACCGCACCAATATTCAAAAAACTTGCGTAATTGATTTGGTCGTTTGTGTTGTCATCAATGAGAGTAGCCGCCGTGGACGAAGCCGTTACCGACAGGGCAACGGTTGGCCCTGCTGTACGGATAACGGATGTGCCTGCCATGATTAGACTACGTTCGCAGGAAATGGCGAATCTTCGCAAGTCTTCACGCTTACCAACATGGTTGCGGCGGCCTGAGTAACAGATGCGCCGGTCAAGTTGAGTAAACGCACAATAATTGCGTTATCTGCATTCGTATAAGAATTGCCAATGCCAACGCCAACCGTCATTGCTGCATCAATTGACACTTGAATTAAATCCGTAGATTTAACACCAGGGCAAGAAATAGTGACTTCGGTGCTAGTAGTGGAAAAAGTGGTGCTAGGTAATGTAAGCTGGCAAATGGTGTGCGCTATAACATTGCCGCGACTAATGGTCGTTTTTGACATGGTTTTCCTTTAGTAGAGGATGATTGAATTGTAGCCTAAAAGCAAAAAAGCCGCCTACCGAGAATATCCCAGCAGGCGGCTATTCTTACCCGTTTAAGGCAGGAAAGAAAGGTCGTAGCCGTAGACGTAAACGTCCATCGTGGCAGCAGCGCCTTGGGCAGTACCGACGTTCACATACAGGTTTTGGCCTGTTTGTTGGGCGGTAGATGCCACGGTGCGTTGCGACACAACGGTTGAGCCGGTCATAGCGGACAGCGCGGCGTTAGACACGATTGCAGTACCGCCTGCCGACGGAGCAGTGAACAAGCCTGCTGCTGCGGTGGTCAGGGATACGCTTGCATTCGTGAAAATCACGTTGCTAACGCTGTACGAAGACGTATTGTTAATGGGCAATACGGTGTCACCGGTTGCATTCACGTTCACGCCTTGGTAGCTTGCCAACAGACGGATTGCCTGATTGGAAGCCAAATTAGCGGGGTGATTGGCAACGGTGGTTGCTGGGCCTGGATTTGCCATGATGTTTACTCCTTAAAGTTAAGCTGCAACGCGGCAAGCAAGTTCGGGGTACAGCGGTGCCCAGCCATACAACACGTCCAAGCGAGTCGGAATCGAATCGTTGTTGATGGTGTATTGGCGAACCACACGCATGGACAGACCGATTTCCTTGTCGGAAGCGCGGCCAGCGAAGTGAACGCCATCAGGCAGTTCCAAGTCAGCCACAGCCAAGGTAAACGCATTGCGGTGCATCACGATGTTCTGAGGAGACACGGTTCCGGTCTGATTGAACGGGGTCACAGCAGCGGTCGAAGACGTAGCCGAAATGAACACGTTTTGGAACTGGCCTGCGGAGATGACAGCGGGGCTGACAGTCACCGAGGTAGTACCGGACGTGGCAACAGTCACAGCAGAGGTCACGACAAAGTTACGCAGCTTGTTAGAGCCGTAAGCCTGGCGGTTCTGTGGGTTAACTGCGTACACGTTTGCAATGGTGATAACGTCACCTTGTTGCAGCGATGCAGTTGCAGTCGTGGCGGTCAGCGCGATGGTGGACGAAGAAGCCCAGCCCGAAGTCAGAAAGCCAGTTGCGGTCGAGGTATTGCACGCCAAGGTAGCAGTGCTATACGAACCGAAAGTTTGGCTCACAACGTTCTGGTCAAGTTTCCAGTTCATGCCAGCGCTGTCCCGACCCATAAGCCCTTTGCGATATTGCTCGCCAATGGCTTCTTGAGGCACAAACAGACCCTTCAAGCTGTCAACGATAGTCGCAGCGGTGAAAGGCTCCACGATACACGAACGGCGGCCATCACGGGGTGCACCCTCGGCATCGAGGTAAGCGCCTGCGGTCAGGTAGGTAATCAAACCAGTTGGAGGCGTGCCAGCAGTACCGACAATATTGGCGGTATTGTTTTTTGCCATAACAAGACCATCACGGTCAATCTTATTGGCAATGGCGGCCACAGCGGGCTTGAGAACGCGGTCACTGAACATATCCAGCGACAGGGCCAGGTCTTGAGTGGTGAACTGGGTATCAACGTGGAACTGGGTCGACAAAGTAACGGGAACCGAGGTCTCGTTAAAGTCTTCCACGTTCAACGCTGGGCCAGTCGTACCAATAAAGCGGCCAGGGCGACGGACGTTTACGGTGTTACCGATTTTCGCACCAACGACAGCGAACTGGTCGTCGTAGTTGCGGTCTGTCTCCGAGGTGAACGTCAACTCGTTTTCTAAAACCATCAATGCTTCATTGGTGATTTTAGAGATGGTAAGCAGATTGTTGCTCATTTACATACTCCTAAAATACTAACGGATTCGACCAGCTTTTCTCGCTTCTTTCCAGGCTTGATAAGTTCCGTGGAATTGACCATCAGAGCCAATCGACACATCACTCATCTTGCCCGTTCCGCGAATAGGGCTAATCGGCGGTGGTGCTTTACTTTTACCGACAGGATTACTCGGCTTGGTTTCAGTTTGCTTCTCAAACCGCGCCTCCAGTTTCCCAATCTCGCGTAGCGCTTGCGCTGGCGACATAGAAGTTAGACGCTTTGCAACGTCATCTTCTTTTGCAAGGTGATACAGGATTTGTGGGCCTACATCACTTTCCAATATTGCGTCCCGAATGTGGTCACCAACGACCACGCTGCTTGACGCAACCATGTCATCGAAATCGGGCATTTCTGCTTTCGCTGTTGCCACTTTGGTCGCCCAGGTAGATATTACCTTTTGGCGTTCCTCATCAGCCCTGCGATTAGCGTCTTCCCTATCTCGCTTTACCAATGCCTGCTCAGTCGACCATTCTGCTAGTGCCCTTGCATATTCAAAGGCATCAGTAAATTGGCTCGGCTGTGGCTCTGCGGCAGCTTGCTGCACCGGTTGGGGCGCTGCTTGCTGACGATAAGCCGCTAACTCAGTTTCCAGCTTTTGCCTAGCTTCACGTTCTTGCGCTGCTTCTTGTTTGGCAAGTTCGCGTTGCTTGGTTATCTCTGAAAACCGCTTTTCGAGTTTCGGATTCTGCTTCCGTTCTTCTGTCGGTTTGGCATCATCGTCTGCTGACTGTTCACTCTGTTTCGTATCCTCTAACGGCTCTGAGGGAGTATTCTCAACCCCAGCCTCGTCAGTATCACTAGCAGCTAAACCAAGTCGATTTGCATAAAAATCTGCCGAATTCTCACTGGTCAAAACATGACCGGCTTCTTTGTCACTCATAGGTTTCCCTAAGTATTTTCCCCATGAGCCTCACGGGTAAGGTTTGTGGTTTATACCACGAATTTATATTGCACGCTCAGTTGTTTCCAACGATGCCGCGTGCGTCGATGCCTTGTCTAAATGAGCCAACAATAGTGCAATTTCGCCCTTCATGCGCTCAATTTCCAATTGCGTCTGAGTTTTAAGCACAGTATCGTGCGCCTGGGTGCTTGTCCGCATTTCCATGTCTTTATGGCGTTCTTCGTTCCGCAATTCAATATCGTGGGCGCGGTTGGTTTCCTTAATAAGCGTCCGCTTGGTTTCAGCATCTTGCTTAACTTGCTCAATGTCTTGGCGGGTTTTAATCATTTGCTGCATTTGCTGGATAGCCTGCTGCATTTGCTGCATTTGCGCCTGATTTGCCTTGAGTTGCATCTGAACTTGCGGTGGCACAGGTGATTTCTCATCAATCTGCGCCATTGGGTTAACGGCGGCCAGCCGGTCAGCAATGATGTCCGCGCCAGGAAAGTCCATATTGCGGAAGATAAGGTCGCCAGCCTGCTGCATGAGTTGCGGGTCAACGTTCAGCATTTTGACCATTGAATCTACGGCCTCTTGACGCTTGCTGTTGTAGCCTGGGCCAGTATCCATCACCACATCGTATTCGCCCACAGTCATGTCGTGCATGATTGTATATACGCCCTGCGCGTCTTGTTTTGGCTCGTTGATGTTCACCAAGTCGGGCTTTCCATCGTCTCCAATAATCCGCATCACCCGCTGAGAATCGTAAATCTTGGGGATAAGGTCAAGAATAATCGTGCCGGTTTGCGCGATGGATTTGGTCAGGTTGTCGTAGAAATCAAAGTTGGTCAGGTCAACTTGTTGCTGTTGGCCGTTCAGCGCCTTACCCGAAATGTTTCCAGGCAGTTGCTGGCTTGGGTCAAAAATGCCCATCAGCGTCGCAATGTCTTGGTTAATGCCTTGTGCAGCGGCCATCACGCCGGTTGGAGGCGGCTCAGGCTGTAGGCGCTGTGGAGGCGGTGCGGGCTGCCCGTCAATGTCGGTTTGCTTGTAGCGCAGCAGCGGGAAAGACTTAATGTTGGCCGCTGCCCATTCGGTTTCGTGGCCTTCGTCTTGCCCTTCGGCCATCAACCACTTAGCTTTTGGCGCCAGCGCGACGCTTTCGGTAACCGTTGTTTGCCAAAAGTTATACATCCGCTGCGCGTCTTTAGCGTGGCGCACCATGCCAAACTTTTTGCGTTTGTCGCCGATGACGATGTGGCGGCCATAAACCGGCACGACGGGAATGTAAGAGCCAGGCCAATCGCGTTCTTCAATAACCTCAATGGCGGTCAGTTTTTTCCACTTTATTACTTTTTTGTATGAATCACGCTCATCAATCACGGTCAAACCGGATAAGGCCATGCGTTCTTTCATGTCTTTATCCATGAATCCCTGAGTGCCATCGGACAGTTTGACCAGTTTGGCAGGCTCCCGACGGGTGTAGAAATACTCCGCAATGCGAATGTCTTCCTTGGTAATCCACTCGGATTGGCTGTCGCCCGTGCCGCGCTGGGTGAAGCTGCTGCCATCGTCGCAATCGGGGTACAACTCGCGGAATTTGGCCTTGCTCATCATGGTTGTGATGAGACAGCGGTCAGCGTCTGAGCCGTTTACGGCCTCAGAATTGGGGTCAAAGTAGACGGTGAACGGGTTTTGGATAGCCTCAATAAAGATTTCTTGGTCGAAGCTGTCCTGCTTTACATAGTCGGTTGTAACGCGCCAATAACCCCAACCCATCCGCACGGCGTGGTCAAAAGCGGTGTCATAGGCGTTGTCCGCATTGGAGTTAATCTCAATGTGGCGGCATATGCCTTCGATGATTTCGGCGGTTTTAACGTCTGCTTGGGTGTTTGTCGGGTGTACCTTGATGCGTGGGCGCTGCTGGCGCTGCTGATTGGTCACCTGGCGGCAATACCCATCCAGCTTATTGATTGTCAGGACAGGGCGCGATTCAAGATTGCGGGAGTTTTGTAGGTCAACCGGCCATTGGTCGCCGCCTGAGACAAATTTAAGGTCTTCGAGCGCCTCTTGGCGGTTCATTGTGTCCGCGTCGTTGCAAAGTTTGAGAAAGTCCTTTGCTTCGTCAATGATTGATTCGTCCATTTAGCCCATCCAATTCTGTGGTTGAACGAAAGTTGGCTTTGACACTCGTTTACGCGGCTCATTTACAACAAGGCCGAGCATCCGAAAAGCATCGGCTCCGTGCGAAAACTGGTCGTGCAGCGGGTTTTTGCTGAACATTTTGGTGTCGGGGTCAACCTCGTAGCGGTAATGCCGCAAGCATTGTAGCCCATCGTAACAGTTTTCCCTATCAAACCAGCAATTCCTAAACAGGGTACGCGCCGCGTTAATACTGTCCACAATTGGCGTTCTAGGAATGATTTTGGTCTTATAGCCTGCGCCTCTGACGATTTGGTCAATGCTTCGGCCTGCAGCGGCCAGCGTTTTGTTCTCAGCGTCATGCGGCAACCATAAGGTATCGTAAACGTAGCCGTAGGTTTGCATCTTAGCTAAGTAATCGGAGATGGTCTTTTGGTTGTCCTCATGGTAGCGGATAAGCCTGGTCTCCATGCCAATGAACTGGACAAACCATATCGCAGTCGCATCCGACCAGCCAAGGTCAAACACGGCGTGAACCGGCTTCATGGGGTCATATCCTACCTTAGTGATGCGGCCATCCAACTCGGCCATCTGCATCTCGCGGGCAAAGATAGCGCCGTCCACAGTTTGGCGGCAGATTCCTTCCCATACGGTGTTATATGCCTCAATGTCGCGCATCTTGAGCGCGTCTTTCTCTAGCATCAACGTCTCGGGGAACCAGGGATTGTCCGACCAGTTAATTTTTTGGACGACGGAGTTCTCAGGTGGGTGCAGCACAAACCGCTGATAGGTCTCGTCTGTCTCCAACTCAGGGTTAAACGTGACCCATATTTCGCTGCCTTCTTTGCGGATGGTTGGAATCAGGATGTTCCACGATAGGCGGCTGGTGGTTTGCGCTTCCTCTACCCAGCAAATATCCACGCCTTCGTAGGATTTGACATTGGCGACATTGTTCTTTAGGCCGACAAAGGCGAACTCAGTCCCGTTTTTGCCCCGAATACTAGCCTGGGTGATTTCGTAGAAGCCCTCTAGCCCCAAGTCAATGATTTGGTCGCACAGCAGCTTGTGGACGGAATCTTTGATGGAAGTCTGAAACTCACGGGCGCAAAGGATACGCAAGCTGCGTTGTGCGCCTTTTATGAGCAATGCTCGAGCAACACCCCAAGACTTAGCCCCACCGCGGCCACCATGCAAGATTCGGTAGCGGCTTTTCTCAGGCTGAAACAGGCATTCCAGTTTGACCGGAAACTGTGCTTTTGCTACCGCTTCTTTAATTTGGCTTGACAAAGCTGACTTCGATGCCGGTTAATAAAGGTGCGCCATCTGCGCCTGTAATCTCTTGTTTGACACTCTCGCGGTACTTCTTAGGGAATCGTGCAGCCATTGAACGTGACCACAATGATGCGTTCAGCTTCGGCCCTTGGTGTGTTTCAACCATGTAAGCCTGCGCTTGGTCTTCCCACCATGTCTGTTCCAATTCCTTTGCATATTCCAAGGCGTGCAGAAACTGCTCGTGCTTATCACGCCAATCGAATAAGACCCTAGTAGAAACCCCTATATCGGCTGCTATTTGTTCAATAGACTTGCCAACTCTACCCAACTCAACTACGCGCTCACAGTATTCCTCTCTGTAGAGCGTTGGGCGGCCACCAGGGTGTTTAGCTTCGGTCACTTTTTCTTCTTCTCTGCTTCGCGCTTTACGGCGTAACCAATCGCAACCGCTTGCTTAGGCGGTTTGCCAGCCTTGATTTCGGCCTTAATGTTCTCATTCAGCGCTTTGGGTGTCGGTGATTTCTTTAGGGGCATCTTGCTTCTCCAGTTCGGTTAGCGTCCATTGACATTGTTGCAGCGCACCATTGATTTGGTGAATCTGCGCTTCCAGTTCGCGGCCTTTAGCCATGAGGTCTTGGATTCTTGCGGTGATTAGGTCTTTCATGCTTTCTCTTTCGCTGCTTCTACATCTGTCCACAAAGCGCAAGGAATGTCGTTAATCTTTGTGATTTCGACTGCCCCGTGCGGCAAAACGATTTCTTTGTCAAAATGCACCCACAAATGAGTGTGTACGCCATACAAAGGGATGGCATATCCTTTGTCAAAAAACTCTTTTGTCGTGTTGTATTTGCCAATAAGTTCTTTAGTCATCAGCAATTCCAGTTTTTCAGTGACGCTTTGGCGCGTTCGGCTGGGCCTTTGGCGTTCTTAACCACACCTTCCATCCGCGCACAAAATGATGCTTTGCGGCCTTCGTCCTTCTTTGTCTTAGGATTTGGCGCAGGCGGCTTGAGGTTTGAGCCGTTCTTGGCGTTGTATTCAGCGCGGCCCTTAGCGGTCATGCCAGCGCCTTTGTCCGTCGGGTTGTAGGTCTTGCCCTTACCCGTCGTTTTATGCTCAATGGGCTTATCGTGCTTCATTTCTTGGCCGTTTTAGCGGATTGCTTAAACGCCTCGGCGGTTGGTGCGCCCTTTGTGCCAGGTTTACGCATTTTTTCTACGGGTTTACCCGCAGCTTTTTCCTGCTTGATGCGTTCCTGCTTGGCGTGAATGTTGGCATAGAGTCCAGGTTTCATACTTCCTCCACAAAACAAATGTCCTGCCAACTCATGCGGAGATGGCGCTGGTCGTCAATGGTAATGGTATCAAATTTAAGGTATTCGTTTTGGTAGTCTTTAGCCAAAGTCCCAAAATAGACCTTATCGCCGACTTTTAAGCCTTCGGCTGCGGCTTCGTCACCTACCGCGGTAATGTAGCCAACGGTGTCCGCTTCTGCGGTTTTGACCCATAAATCGCTCTTGATGCGCGTTTCGGGCCTGACGATGATTTTGTCTCTAAGCGGCTTGAACATCATTGTCCTTTCGGAGTTTGAGTGTTTTTGTCTGCCGTTTGGCTACTGGCGGGTCTTTTCGAAACTCGCCGCACCATTCAGTTTCGTGTTTGGTTACGAAACGCGGATAACGCCGACATTGACCAATTCGGTCAGTTTCAGCGAAATAGACGCATATCTTACAATTGCTCTCAGCCATATAGCCCTTTCTATGTGGTCAGGGAAACCGAGAAGTTACCGCTTCTCGGAGACCCGCTTATTTGTCTTGCTCGTGTTCCATGCGCTCGTGGGTGTAGCACTCGTGTTCACGGCTACCGCCCTTCATCTCACCCATTCGGCCATCGTGCATACCCATGTGCTTGGCTTCGCGCAGACCCAGGCCATCGGCCTTGCCCATGCCGACACCGCCTTCGATGGGCATCTTGCGCTCACCGGAAGTATCAGATGCGGTTGCGCCCTTGGGAGGGGTAGCGCCGGTCATGCTTTTTGCGCCGCCGTATTCGCGGTCAACTTTAGACACACCGACCTTTTTCATGCCCGACATATCGGCTTTTCCGGCATTCGGAATGCTTTTAGCTTCGTATCCCATAATTTTTTCCTTGCAAGGTTAAAATGTCATTGTGCCACAATGGGCATCTCATTATAGGAGTTTTTTGCTATGGCTACAAATTTCAAATTTACGGCTGAAAAGGCCAAACACACCCAGCCTTCCAACTACGTCATCGAGCGCGAATACAAAGCCGAGCGCCGCAAGGTCATGGAACTTGAGAAAGAACTTAAAACCCATGAGCGTACGGACGCGGCCCATGCCCATCCTATGCACCGTTCCCATGAAACTCAACCGGATGCCCCGCTGCCTTCAATGCGGAAATAGTCCTCTCGTGGGCGGCTTGCCACATGGCTTGTCGCTCATGCTTTGACAAGGTAGCGCCCTGGTCTAAGTTAAAGTGACACCGAAAGCACAGGCTGGCGATTAAATCGTCGGATGCCTTAATTCCCCGTCCTTTGCCGCCGCCCCAATTTGTGTGTGCGGCCACCACAGTCCCGTCATCCAGCCCGCAATGCTGACACGGCAGGCTTCGCGCTGCTTTTAGCAGGCTTTTGCTTCTGACATAGGATTGTTTCGCCCGTCCAAAACCGGTGTTCGTTAGCGCATTCATAGCGTCGTTTTCTTGAGTTGTCATCTTTCAGTACCGTCTGTTTCACAAAAGTCCATGACCCGCATACAGGGCATTTCATACGTCAATTCCTTTATTAGTTGCCCAGGCAATTAAAAATTCTATGAACTCGCTTGAATCCTCTACCGTGAATTTGTGAGACTGCAGGCCAAGCTGCACGACCCGTTCACCATCTAGGCTTGGCGCGACCTTGCCAATTTTGCGGCCAGTCTCATGCGCCCATTGGTCTATCAGCAGGCGTTTCCAATCGTCGGCAGTCCACGTTGACCCCGCGGTCGCCATTTGCTTGGCGATTTTCTCAATGATGCTGTGGAACATATCGTTTTGCTCGGTGCTGCGCCTGCTTTGCTTAATTTCCAAGCGCATTTTCTTGCCAAGCGCAAGCGATTCCTTGACCTTGGGCCATAGGTCTTTCATCACTGTGGTGGCCTGGGTAGGGCTATACAGGTGAACTATCACTCATGTTCCTTATGAGGTTTTGCGCGGCTTCTACCGAGTCAATCAAGGCCACCGTCCCGCCATTCCAACCAGTCAGAAAAGCGCTTTGCTTAACATTTAACCCTTTTTTGCCGTAGGCGCTGGTCGGGTCTTTGACTTCGACTAGGGCCGTTTTTCCCGCGTAGCCTACCAAGAGGTCTACCGGCAGCTTTAGAACGAATACAGAGGCTCCTGATGCCCTCAGCGCGGCAACTATCTCACCTTGATTCGCGTCAACCCTTGCGGCGTGTCTCATAACAAAGCATCAACCGCTTGAATTCTTTTGCCAATCCATGCCATCACAGGCACAGCCATTGAGTTGCCCAGCGCCTTGTACCTTGGCCCGTCAGGAGTTGCCTTGCCCTTGGGCTGGATGTCGGTGTATTTGTCAGGAAAACCTTGCAGGCGCTCACACTCCACAGGAGTCAGGCGGCGCACAGCCATTGCTTGTGCTACGGCCATTGGATTTTTGGCTTCCAATGTTTGAGTCATGTCCACATCAGTCTGTGGGTTTGACATCTGCCCGCTGAATGCAATGGGTTGCAATATTGCCGTACCTCCTTGATGCATTTCTGGATTACTTGCCGATGCATCCAAAGTCTTTGATGCATGAGCATTTGTGACATGAATATCATTTTTCAATGCGCCTTTACCTGGAGAAATGTTGTAAGCAATCGGCTGCGCCACCGTGTTATCAAATACGCCACCAGCAGCACAACGCAATGCGGTGACTGTTTCGGATGTTGTTTGGTTGTAAGCGTCAAATGCAATAAGTTGAGCTGGCACAAACATAGGACAACCGGCATTAACGTGCTGATTTTCTAAACCCATTTTTGTGCCAAATGTGGTGTCAAGAGTGCTACTTATTTCAGCGGGCCATTGTTGAACTGCAACCATTGGATGTTCTACGTCAACGCCGCCTGTTCCAACGCTTGCCTTAATTGTTGGGGCAACTGTTTTCCCCTTTTCTCGGCTCGGCGCAAGATGCCCTTGCAAGCTATGGCGCTCAAAAAGTACCGCTGCGGCAGGTCGCCAGTCTCCAAGGTATCCGACAACGAACACACGTTTGCGTCGCTGTGCCAGTCCGAAATATTGAGCGTCAAGCACCCTGTATGCGAACCCATACCCGAGGATTGCCAACCCTCCGAGGAAGGAACCAAAGTCCCGTCCATCAGCGGAGGACAAAACGCCGGGGACGTTCTCCCAGACCAACCAGTTGGGGCGATATCGTTTAGCAATGGCAAGATAGGTAAGCATGAGGTTGCCACGAGGGTCATCCAATCCTTTTCTGAGTCCTGCGACTGAGAAAGATTGGCATGGTGTTCCTCCAACGAAAACATCGACATCTGCATCAGGCCACTCCTTAAATTTGGTCATGTCGCCCAAATTGGGCACTACTGGGTAATGGTGTTGTAGCACCTTGCAAGGGAATGGCTCAATCTCTGAATATGCTACCGATTCCCAACCCAATGGATGCCAGGCAACACTTGCCGCCTCAATTCCGCTGCAAACAGAAAGAAATTTCATTTCTTCATTTCTTTCAAAACGTGGGCTTTAATGCCCGCAAACAAGTCATCTTCATCCATGCGCTGCACTTCGCGCCAGGCCCATTCTTTCCAAGCTGGTAGATGGCATAAGCGCACCATGTCAGCAAAGACGCGCTCACGGATTGCAATAGGGTCATACACGGCGAATTCGCAATTCGTTCAAGCGTTCACGAATGTGGCTAGGCATGGGTGCGGCTTTTTTGTCATCTTCATAAATCTTTTGCAGCGCTAAATCCACCCGTTTTTTGTCAGGCATATCAGGCACTTCAGCCCCGTCCCAGCGTTGTTGGTTAAGGTAGACAAGAGGCGCGGGAATAAATGCGCCATCTGATTTAAGCCATTGTTCGGTGGTCTTCATCCATTCAATGTGCTTGATGATTTGGTCGGCCTGAGTCTCGCAGTAAAACTTGACCCATTTTTTTTTACATTCAGACTTTGCGCCCTTGCGCGGAGTCTTTGGGTAAGCAGTCCAAAACTTATCGAATCCTGATTCAAACATCTGCTATCTCCTTAATTGCTTTTTGGTGAATGTTGGAGCAAAGCACAGCCTTACCGTGGTCAAAACCAAAGTTCGCTCTGTGCCGTGACTTGCTTTTCGGAGCCATGTCATCGCATCGCACTGGACAGACTATTTCAACCACCGCGCTCTATCCTTAGCCCACGCTCCCTGTCTTGGCTTGCTCGTGCAACAGGGTATCTCAGACGCAACCACCGACGTACCGCATTGCGTTGTCCAAAAGCAAAAACCCCGCAAGATGCTCTGTGGTCTTGGCTCTTGGCGAGAGCAACAGCAAGGCGATTGAAGCAACTCAAAAGTCTCGCTTGCCGTACGACAAGACCACACAGTACCCTGCGGGGTTCATTGGTTGCTTCATCGCCTAGATGCCACTCTAGACGGGTTGGATTATACATAAATTTAAGTCATTGTGTAAAACAGGTACAAAAGAAATGCCCATGCCCACCAAGGCGCGTGCCCAAAGATGCAAGCTACAAGCACCAAACAAAAGAAAAACAGTCTTAAAGAAACCATTCGGGCCTCATAGCTTTTAGCTGCCACAGCCTGGCTTTGGGGATTGCTTTCCATTGGGAAATTGCTGCGCTGCTGATGCCTAGAATTCGGGCCAGTTCGCTGGCTGTGCCTGCACGTTTGATTGCTTCTGCTTTGTCCATCCTTTGATTGTAAGCTGGCTTACGATGATTTGGCTATTAGGGTTTGCCCTATAGCATTTCGCAACTTTAATTGATGAATTGCTGTTAATCTAGCTTAACATTCAGTCATCGCAACAACGCGATGTTTTGACCCTAGAAAGGTTTTTATGACTTATAAAAAATTTGATTCAACTTTAATCACAGCCATTTATTTGGCAGAACAAGCTGAAAATGAGAAGGCAGCAGAGTACTCAATCAGCATAGCCGCCGAGTTGCGCCGCTTGCATAAATTGAATGGTGAGCTGTTGGAAGCATTGAAAGTGTGCCAACGCGCACTTCGCCAGTTGTCATTTAAAGATGTCGTTAGAAATCAGGCGACTGAGCGCGCATTTGAAGTTATTGCAAAAGCAGAAGGAAATTAAACATGACTAAAGAAACATGGGATTCCATCATCACAACGGCAGCCATTGCCATCATTGCCTACACCATCGGCTACTTTGTCGGAGGTGGCGTATGAATGAAACTCAATTCACATACGAAGGTGCGGTCTTTGACATTGAATATGACATCAACCGCCTGGATGAGCCTGCCGAAACATGGACAAGCATTTGGTCTATTAAGCACCAAGGCGTTGAATTTATCGATATTTTGAGCAAAGACTTGCTGAAGTGGATTGAAGAACAACTCAACAAAACGCTGGAGGACTAAATGGCTATTCATTCTTTTATGGAAGTTGAATGGGATTTAAAAGACAACGGCGAATATGCCAAGTTGTTGGTTGGCTATGAACGTAACAAAGACACTTTGACTGTTTTTTCAGTTATGCAAGACGGATTAGAGTGGATTGACTACCTTAACGGCCGCACTCGCGCTTACCTTATCAAATACATCTAAGAAAGGCTTTACAAATGAACGCAGCTACCCGTGCAGCCATCATCATTATCCAATGCGATGAAGCGGCCATAAATTACAGCGCTGACCCCAATGACCGCTTGGCTTACGAAGTTGGATGCTTACGCGCTCAGATTCGTGAATTGTGTGCTGAAGCTGAATTTGCAAAAGACGAACTCAAACAAGTCCAGGCCGAACTGATGTGGGAACAAAAACATGGTCACTAGCAATAACGCCGATGAAATCATTGCCGACTGCAAAACCAAGCTAGACCCCGCGGGTTGTTTAGAAATTTATGTCCGTTACTTGTGTGACCAATTGGAGTTAAAAGATGAACGAATCAGATTCAGAGACGAACAAATTAAGTGGCTCCACGCTCAATTCCCCAAAGCGTGAAGACTACGAATGCCCTGAGTGTGGGCGTGACTGTGGCGACTTAACCCGCCACGCTTTTGACGATGTGACTGTGCTTTGGTACTTCACTTGTGAACATTGTGGAATTGATTTTGGAGGTGACCTATGAAAGTTTACAAAGCAATCAACAACGTCCAGGCTGACTTGTCTGTGCTTGGCATTACGAAAGACCGCCGCAATATGCAAGGCAGCGGCTACAACTTTCGGGGCATTGATGATG